TGAGGTAGCTCTCAAAAAGAACGCGGACATGGAGAAGGAGCTTGCAAGTCTCCGTGCCTTCAAGATGAAGGTGGAGACGGCCAGAGAACTTGGCCATCCAGAGCTCATTGGGATCCTGGACCGCATTCCGGCTATGGAAGACGCAGATGTCCTCAAAGACGTGATGAGCGACTTCGTGAACTTCCGCGAGAGCGGGATCAAGGAACGGGAACAGGCTCTACTGAGTGGCTACACTCCGCCAACGCCTTCTGTCCAACCCACAGATGAAGCACCACAATCGAACAAGGAATGGGAGAAGCATGTGAACTCCCTCCCGGTGGGCTCGAAAGATCGACAAGAAGCCTTTGACAAGTGGTTTGACTGGCAGCAGGAACAACGGGGCTAGTAACTAATAGGGTTTTGCTCCCAACACAAAAACACAACGAAATCATAGGAGTGAAATCCAAATGACTGACTACCAAACCGGAGCACTCTGGTCTTCGACGCTTCCTTCGGGTCAGCGATCGTACTACGAACAGTTGCTCTTGGAAACTCTACGAACCAAGTCTATCTTGGTTCCTTACTGTGCCGTCAAAGAGGACTTTGCTGCTCGGGATACCGGTGTGATCATCTACTCAGAAGTTTTTGACACATCCCCGAACTGGGAAAGTCTGTCTGAGACAGGCATTTGGCTTTCCGGTGCTTACCTGGACAGCCGCTCCGTTCAGATCCAGTTAGAGATCCACGGTGACGTGATCAAGCTCTCCGACTATAACGAGTTGGTGAACTTCTGGGCGAATGGAGACTTCCGCGGGTTGTGCCGTGGGAAGCTCGGCCAAAACATGGTCGATTACCTCGACATTCTCGCACGCAATGCTTTCTTAAGCGTTGACACTAATTACCAATACATGGCAGGTTCTGGCAACTCAGATATTTACGATCTTGAACAAACAGACCTGTTCGACCCCGACTACGGCGAGCTCGCCCGTATCCACCTAGAGGAACGCGAGATCCCCGGTGTTGCTGACCCCGAAGATGGCGGAAGCGAAACCATCGTTTGTGTGACCACGCCTCGTGTGTGCCACGACATCCGAAATGGTGCCGGTTCCAAGTGGCTTGAGGTTCAGGAATACGCCGGCGCTGTGCGTAAGTTTAACAATGAGGTCGGTATGTGGGGTGGCGTGCGCTATGTAAAAACGATGCGCAACAAACTCTTCAACTACGGTCTAGTTGGTACGCAAACAACCCTCAGCTCTGCGACTGTTGTAGGTCAAGGTGCTGCGGCTACTGTTGACACGGTTTACACCGTTGGTCAAACAGGCGCGACACCCTACGTGACCGTTGCAGATGAGACTGGGCTTGCGGTTGGCGAGATGGTGACAATCCACTCCGCGACAAACTGTGGTGACGATGGCTCCGGTGGGGATCCCCCAATCGCGGGCGATGGTACGCAGGAAGTTCGCCGGATTGTTGCGATTGATGCCGGCAATAACCGCGTGTCCTTCGATAAACCTCTCTTGAAAGTACACGCTTCTGGCGACTACGTGACCAAGGGTGTGGATGTCCACGCCTCCTTCTTCATGGGTGGCCCTTCAGTTGTGTATGGTGTCGGTGAACGACCGCATCCGTTCAACCCTCCGAAGATCGATGATCTCGGTATGGTGAACCGCTTCGCTTGGAGAGGTTTCTTGAAATTCCAAATGTTCCGACCCGAGTACCTTGAAGTGTGGCTCAGTGGTGGGTCAACCAACTAGGAGTAATTGATGACTACTTGGGAGCAACTGCGTGACGCAATCCGAACTGAGTTAAAAGACACAAACGACGAGCCTGCCTACAAATGGTCGGACGAGTTACTTTACCTCTATTTAAAGGATGCTCTGGCTGACTATTCTCTGTATTTACCACTACAGACCGATAGGACCGAGCTGACGTTAAGTGAAGGGAAGTACAGTTTGCCGACTGACTTTGTGGATGTGCTTTTCGTCGAATGTGGCGATAACCGTTTCCTGGAGGAAAGACGCCCGCGCCCTGGTAGGAAATTCCCTAGTTATGCAGGTAGACCATTCTTTTACTACATCAGCGGGGGGAGCCTATACCTGATTGGCTCTCCCCTTGAAAGCGATAAGGTCTATTTAACCTATCGTGCCGCTCACTCTGCCCCTGATGACGAGTATGACGACACTCATGTTTTTACTATACCGGCCAATGATGAGGAACTAATCCGCCTTTATGTTCGTGCAAAATGCTATGAGCAAACAAGGAGCCGGCAGTCCAATTTAGATCGCTTTAAAGAGCGACATCAATCTGGATCCTCTCGGCAGGATAACCCATTGACGCCGGAGGTGGAAAACTTGATGGAGGAGTATTACCGCAAACTACAGGAGCGAGTTGGAGGCGGATCGATAACGCTAAGTAGATCTGGGAGAACCCGATGACATACGGTATTCATGATGCAATCATGCAGCGTCTCGTGACGCGTCTCACTCAAGATCTGATCACAAACATCGATCAAAGTGACCCAGCGCGCGTAGGCGCGATCAAGCTCGGACCTTTACAGGGCGAGCCTGAACCAGATACCGCACGGATCTCTCTGACAATCCATGAAAATGACCCCGATGCTCTCGATGGTAGCGACTGGGACGACGAGGTTTACGACATTGAATGCGGTGGCGCTATTACTTACGAGCGGAGATTTACCATCAAGGTTCGAGCCCTGCTGGAAAGAACGCAGGAGACCCTAGATGAGGCTCGAAAGGTATCGTCCACGCTTGTCGAACGGATTGAAGGATCGCTCCTCAAGGAGATGTTTACGGGTGTCAGTTCTGGAAATGAATATGTTGCCCGTGGCGTTTTCGCTGAAAGCCTTACATCGAAGATCCATCAGGGTGGTGGTCCACCTGATGCTTATGACTTCACTATACGAACACGTTTTGACGTGCTCACCACACGCACAGGAGTATATCAATGACCGCTGCTGAAAAATCATTTATCGGTCTTGCTGCACAATCGGCTAAGGACACACCAAACACTACCGACGCTGACTTCGTCTATTTTCTCTTTAGAAATGCAGGGGTTGCACCACAGAATGTGATCATCCCGCTGGACACTGAGGTAGGTGGCGGAGCTATGCTTCGGGATATGGTTAAAGTTGGTGTAACTTCAGGCGGTACGATGGATTTCATCCCCCGTCCCGCCTCACTTGGTTGGCTGCTATTTGGCGCTTTAGGAGATGTTGACACAACCGACAATCTTGACGGTTCTTACACACATGACTTCACGCTTGACAGCACTGACCAATTCGCTGCACCGTACTTTACTGTACGTTCCGCGCCTGGTTTCCTACTTGGCGAGCAATTTCAGGATAGCCGCGTTGCCAATCTTGCAATTAACTTCGCTGGCGCACGTTTTGTGGATGGTGCCTACACGATCATAGGAGGGCTGCCTAAAACAGTCTCTACTGCAACCTGGACCCCAGCTACATATGTAGATGATGGCCCTCAATTCCTTGGTCCAACTTCTGATCCCATTGAGTTACCTACAGGTACGGCTATAAAGGTTCTCTCAGGATCATTTGTAATTGGGATGAATATTCCTCTGGATGAACAGTGGGTAATTGGTTCTTATACACCGGATGACTTTGATATCAATCAACGCACTATGGTCATCACGTTCAATGTAAAGATTACCGATGCCGCGCTGTACAAAAAGATGATGTATGACCCTGATGGAGGCTCTGATTGGACCGCGTCGCTTTTCCAGGAGGGTGATATCAAGTTAAATCTTGAAAGCCCCGACGAAGCTGCAACAGGCGTTCCCTATGCTCTCGATGTCAATCTAAACACCACAGATGACAACTGTATCTGGTCTGCTGCGCCTATCGCGCTGCGTGCCGGTCGACAGGTCATTATGAGTGTGACTGGTGTTGTGACCAATGTGAACACCGGTGATCCAATCACAATCTCACTAACGAACCAAGAAGACGGCTACACCTTACCGACATAAAGCAAGTAAGACTATAAACCTGTGGGGTATTCTGTACCCCACAGGATAAAACTAAAACTGTTCCCATCCGTCCCGAGAGGCACTGGATGGGTTTAGGAGGCAAGATATGAAAGTTGGTAAATACGCACTTTTTGAACCGGTAGAGTATAAGTTCAAAGAAGAACCAGATCTATGGTGGAAAATCAAACCTCCCACATCTGGAGATGAGCTTGACATAGCTCGTTTCCTTAATCGCGGGAAGTATGTGGTCAGCACAGAGGGTGCTTCCCGAGAGGATGCACCTACATGGATTGAAATTATGCATCGCGAGATTGCGCTAACTTTCGCCGGCACAAATATTGCCGACGATAACGACAAGCCTGTACTCAAAGAAAACGCCTCAGTTTCCGGTATCGAAAAGGTTCTTAAGCAATTACCACACGCGATGGTCCTCGAATTATGGGAGGCAATTGCGGAATACTGCCCTGGGTGGGGCGGTAAAAAACAGGAAGGGTCCGAAGAAGACCCAAACCTGGAGAGGCCGGAGACGAGCTCTCAGTCTATGAACAATTAGAGGACTACATCAAAGACTACATCCTTGAAATGCGAGATGACGACCCGATCCTCGACAGACTAATCTCGCTAGTCCTCACCTCACAGAAGACTGGGGTGGATGTCTTTCCCCAAAACAGAGGTTTACTCGATCGACCGGCCCTATTCGAGACCAAGATCCGACCTTGGATCATTGAAGGCGTCGAAGAATATCAACGTATTCTCGATGTCCATAGGGAGGGGTGATTGCCTCCCACCCCTCCCACAAATACCCCCTGGAGATAAAAATGAGTGTAGATAAATACGTTACTGTTCAGCAAGACTGCAGAGCATGGGCAGATATGGGGCGAGTTCACAAGATGGGCTGGCTTCGTACTGGCGATGTTATTTACGTGGTAGGGGAATACAAAAACTGGTACAGGTTTGAGCCATACACGGGCTGCAGCGACCTGCTTCCTGCTACTGACATTTATCCCAATTATCACGTTCACAAAGACGACCTTGTTACCGCAGAGCCTCCGCCACCTCCCCCGGAAGAAGTAGATGACGCCGAACTGGGTAAGGCTCTGCGAATATTAGTTAACCTCCTCGCTAGTGCACTTAAAGATAGCCTGCAGGAATGATGAAGCCGATCCCGGTAATTCAATAAACAACGAGAAAGCACCATGGCCAACTGGAACGAGCCCGAAGAAGAGAAAGCCGAGCGTCTAGCACGTAAGGAACAACGTAAGCTAGAGCGTGATATGAGCAAGAATGTAGAGAACGCTGTGCGAAGTGTACCGCCTCCAACGGTAGATAACAGCGAGCTCAGACAGATACTATCACGCTCTCCCGATCGACGCGAGGTATTTGCTGCCAAGACAGGTGCTACTCTCCGTTATCTTCAGCGTCAAGCGCAAGGAGCGATAGTAGTCCATGCTCAACAGAGAGAGCAGACATACGTACCCTCCCGGCTAGAGAGTGGAAATCCCGAACGCTGGACTGGCGGAAATCCTGATCTTTGGGCTCGTGAAAGGGAGATGGTTGAGGGACCACCCAGGGAATACAATGTGTATACCCCCGGCGGTGGTAGACATACGAGCCGTGTGCCTGGATCATCTCGGGATATTCAAACAACACCGGCAAATGTTACGCCGCGTGATATTGAGATAAACCGGAATGTAGTCCAAGACCCCGAGACCGGTCGGCTGGTTCCAACTTATCGAAGAGAAGAATTTACAGGCGCACGCCGGACCTTCGCTCCGACACCAGCGAATACCGCATCGCGCGATGCCTACATTGAATATGCTCGTCAACGTGGCACCGTTGAAGGTTCTGGCATAGCATCGGAGATCAGGACAGATCCGGCCAGGCAACAACAAGCCATTATGGCTGCTATTCCTGGATTGGCCTCGCAAATCACGCCACAGCGAGCTGCCGAGGCGGTTGGCTATGTTCATCCCTCCTTCGGGGTTCGTCGTGAAACCGCCGGCGGATATCAATGGGTCGGCGGCGAGGGCGAGATCAACATCAGCACTGAGCAATTTAGGAAGGGCATGGGCTGGGCGCAATCTGCTGTAGGTAGATTGACCGGCAGTCAATATAGACCCAGCCAAAGCCCGCGCACAATGATCTACGATATGCTACAGCGCGCCCGTGATGCTATTAATGAATTTGCCAAGGGTGAGCTGGAAGCATGGGAGAAGGCAGTCGGGGATCTGAAAGACGACCCGATGGCTCGCGCCGAGAAGCAGAGGGAGATTACCGCAACCAGACAGGTTGCCTATCGAACGCTTAATGAAACTATGGGCGCTATGGCCGGCGAGATCACCGGTGAAAGGTATCTGTCCGGTGCTGCTGATGCGCCAAGATTTTCCAGAGCTCGGTTGATGCAAGTGGCGGAAGCCTTCGGTCCAGAAGCTGCCAGTGCTGTTCAATCAGCTTTCGGTCAGGCTGGCGGTGGTGGCGGTTCGGTCGATATCGGTGGTATGAGATTTAACTTTATGGGGGATCGAGGTGGCAGAGGCGGCTTTGGAGGTCGTAGAGGTGGTTTCTGGGGAGGTATGGGGAATTTAGGGCAAGTATTGTACGCCTCCTACATCGCGAAACGTTTCTGGGGATATACCGGCCAGCCTGTTATACAAGCCATGCAGGGGTATCAGCAATGGATGGGCGATATTACTGGTGGTGCAGGCGTTGGCGCAGGATATTCCATGCTTGTAGCTGCCAATGCTCAATTAGCAAGAGGGCGACAGGCATACAACATGTTTGGCCCTCTGATGCAAGCCCCAGCGGACATTCTAGGACAGTATGAGCCTCTTGGTAATTTAGTAAGTGTAGGCCAAGTATCAGCCGGTCTCGGTATTGGTGCTATGGCCCTTAGAAGTCCATTCATCCACCAGATTGTACCGGGAATGTCCGGCGCAGCGATGGGTGCAGTGTCTGGCGCAATGGGTCTTGGTGCTTCTGCGCTAATGGGAGCACAGTTGGGATTTGAAGGATCGAGGATACTTTTCCCTGAACGCACACGGGGATTGACATGGCCCAAGATTGCCGTGGCAGGACTAGGTTCCCTAGGGTCGATCCTGGGTGCAGCAGGAATATTGCGTAACCAACAATCTCAAGGGCAGGTAAGCAATTGGATACAGAGCCAAGAGTGGTTCCAAAACATGGCACTTTCGGCGGCAGAAAGTCCATTCGTTGCTGGTCGAGAGGGTCTGTTCAGGGAGATGTCCCAGTCAATTGGATTACCCTCTGACGATGCCCAGCTCAAGAGCTACATCCAAAATTATGAAGCAGTAATCGGAAAGCGGATTGAAGAGGGAAGCCCGGAGGCTCAACAGCTTGCGCGTATTGTCAGACAGGCACGAGCACATGGTCAAGACCCCTTACATGCGATAACTCAAGGGGCTAATTTTGCATCGGCTTTAGGGTATATACCTGGCCAAGTGGGATTTAGGGAGAATATTGAGAGCTTTGTCCAGCTTGAACCAGGTCAACAACAAATTGTTTCGGAAGAACAATCTCGTATCAGCGGCAGACGCGGGATGTTTGCCCAGCTTGCCCCTACGCCAACTGACTTGTCCGCGCCGGGAGCCCTTGAAGCATCTGAACGAGCCCATCAGTGGACCTTCGAGCAAGCTCATCAATATGCAAGTGACTGGCTAGCTCAACGTGGCTATCAAGGTGCTACGCTCGGCATGCAAATGGGTATGGGTTACGAGAGAGCTGGTAGGTTTGGATACGGTCTTTCGACGTATTCCTATACCCAGCAACAACAGGCAATGGCCGGGGTCGCAGCATATGTCCCTGAGATTACCATGGGTGGTCCTGGACAAGCTATGCTCGCACAAGTCATGGCTCCTGCGTTTGCCAGAATGACACCGGGGCAAACCAGGTTGATGCAGGCTGTAACCTCTGGTGATGTCGGGGCTGCCTCCTATGCAGCACGTCAGGGTTATCTCCCAGATTACTACCAATTTACAGATGTAGGCGGTCGGGATCTGTATCAGACCGACTACATTGGATGGTTGAATACCCTTCAAGGACAGATGGGTGCCGGTGTTGCTTTCCAAGGTATGCCCGGTATGGCCTACTCCGATGCGTTTGGCGGCTATACTCTCACGGATGTAGATAGAGTAAAGGGCTTCTTAGGTGCCGAAACACCAGATTGGCTTGCGAATGCGCTAGCCGAAGGTGGCATGATTGAAGCTCAACGCGAGGCCAGGGAGAGACAGTACCAGAGACAGATGGCTGGTATCGGGCTGCAGTATCAAGGCGTCGCCGCTAGACAAGAGTATCTATGGGGTGGTGGACAATACACAGGCACCCCTCAGGCCGGATCTCTGTGGGCTTTGCAGGATGTTCTGAGAGGTGCTCAGTACGGCGCTGCTATGGCGGGATTTGGTGAGACCCGCCAGCAGATGGGGATGGCCAACATCTTCGCCATGCGCGGAGAAGCCTTACAAGAACAGCGTATGGATCTCTCTCAAGATTACCAGCGCTGGGGACTGGGCTTTCAGCGTGAAGGAATGATGCTCAATCAGATGTGGCGTCGTGAAGACTGGGCATACCAGGATACTATGCGCGGCCTCCAGAC